TATCAGGAACATCTGGTGTTGCTTCAATATTCAAGGGCGCAAAATTATGACCTTGAACAATCGTGCTTCCAAATACCTCTACGGCTGGAGTGATAAGATTTGAAGTCGTAAAGGTTTCATCTTCGGATATTCCATGCGCGGGAACATCTGGCGCACCAGTGTCAAGATTTGACGTTGTAAAGATATGCTCTTGATCTATCGAGGTAGGGGCAACAGAAGCCGCGCCAGTTTCAAGATTTCCAGCCGCAAAGGTTTCTTCCTCTACAAGCTGCAATGCGGGAACGCTTGGAGATCCAGTTTCTAAATCTGGCGTTGTGAAGCCATGATTTTCAACAAGTAAAATAAGCGGGATTTGCGGTCTGTCTGTTATTAGCTCAATCGTTGTAAAGTTTTCATCTTCAAACATTGAAGCATCAGAAACATCTGGAACCCCAGAAAGCAGTTCACCTTGAACGATATTATGGGTTTGTCCAAATGAAGGCTCACCCAAAACAGGAGCGCCCGTATCTAAATCTTGCGTGGGCATCCCAATGGCTCGAACAAAAACAGGATTTCCTAGTGTTGGAACACCCGCGCTTAGATCAGAGGTGGCGAATGTTTCATCTTCTGACATCGGCCCATTGTCAAGAACAGGAGCCGCGCTTGTAAGGGTTTGAGGTTGAAGATCGTGATCTTGAACAATCGAAGCAGTATCAAGGATCGGGGACGCGCTCGTAAGCTCGCCAGTGGTGAAGGTTTCTTCCTCTGACATGGTAGCAGACCCAAGAACTGGGTTCTGCGCCTCTAACGCGCTCGTTGTGAGTGTTTGGCCCTGATTGAAAGAAGTAGAGGCAACAGATGGTTGCCCAAGGTCTATATCTGCGGTTGAGAAAACATTGTTTTCTGTGAAATCAGCATCAGGAACAGTCGGGCTTCCCGTTGTGATATTGACGTTTGAAATCTGAAATTTTGTTGCGCCATCATCCCCGAAACCATGATCGGAAAACGCGCCGATGCCAAACGCCATTTTGAAACTCCTGTTAGCTTACCGCATATATATCACTTTTTTCAGTCCAAACCAAATAGCCATTTAGCTCAAGCTTTCTTGATAGGATTGTGTCGCTGACGTGCTTATGCTCAACTTTTATAATTCGGGGCTTTATTTTGAAGGAATAATTCATAAAGATATTTAATTCGTGACCCTCTGCGTCTACCTTCAAAAGATCTACACGATCAATTCCTTGAAGAATACTGTCCAGAGAAAAACACTTTACCTTTATTTTCTCCTCGAAATCGCCCTGTCTGTCTTTATTCGTGCTGAGTTTATAGCCAAGATGGTTTTCTGAAACGATATGAGAACATCCAGAAAGCCAAGAACCATCATCCCGCGCAACTGCCATTTCAACCTCTCCATCAAAATCAGAGATCGCGGCTTGAATTACTTTAACGTCTGTTTCTTGATAAATCTTTCTTAGCTCAAGGGCCATTTTGGGGATGGGTTCGATCACAACCCCTCGCCATCCAGATTGAGCAAGGGGCAACAATGTATCGAAATTTGCCGCCCCTATCTCGACAAAGAACTTATCCATTCACATCGCCTTCAAATCGGCTTGTCCACATGGTTAAACTATATTTTTCACCAGATATAAGGGGATCAACCTTATGACCATGCGTAACCTCGCTTGGGAATAATATACAAGCCCCATTACTAACAGAACGATTATCAAATTTCTGCCTAGGAAAGACCAACTCGCCCCCTTCGTAATTGCTATTCAGTTTAACGCTTCCCGTTACAAGAGACGCATCAGTATGGTATCCGAGGCTTGTTTGTGTATCTAAGGTATATTTCATAACGAATGCGTCACGAAGCCCAATATGGGCCATAGGCTCCCAATGCTTTTCAGCAATCTTTCCAAGCTTATCTTTCCAAATGGCTTCGATTTCTTCCCAAAGCCCAATTTCCCTAACCCTGATTTCTTGCGCTGGAAACTTATCGCCCTCCATTGAGCGCCACTTTCCTGTTTGGTTAGCTTTCCAAATTATTTCATCACATTGTGCTTGAGTAAAAAGAGGGGTTATCAAAATATCTTTTGAAACTTCTTGATACTCAAGTGTGCTGATGTAACTGGGAGCTTGAAGATCATCAGTTTGCCCAATCGGCTCATAAAAAAAAGAAGAATATATTTCATTCAATTTTACTTTAGCTCTTTCCCCCCCATTCCCATGATAAATGCACGGAGAGCAAATCTCGTTTATCAATCGCCCCTCAAGGACGCGACAAAAAAGATCGGAGCATTGGAAAACATATGCTTCGGTATCAAGCAAAACATTTTGTTCATGCGGGCCTGATAAGAAAGCAAGCTGCGCCCAAAGCTGGTCATCCTCTTGGTCATTTAAACCTCGGTAAAAAAACTTTTTTAGCGCCCCAACTTTTCCCATGTAAAGACCAGAATTAAGGTATCTATATGGCGTTCCAGTCTCTTTAAATTTCTTTTCAAGCCCCTTATCAGGCCAGCAATCTCTTTCCGCTGCGAACAAAATATCACAATCGAAGCCCAAAAATCTTTCCACGATTGTTTCAAGGTCATCACAAATAATAACATCATAAGCGTCACAAAACAAAACAAGGTCATCATCTGGTAAAGATTGCAAGTGACCTCGGACAAGGTTTATTTTTTGACCGCCGCCTTGCGCTTCCATTGTGCCGCCTTGCCAGTCAACACCTTCACCAAGGTTCAAAAATTTAATATTATATCGCTCGCTTGATTGTTCGAGCATAATCATTTTACCTTGATCGGTTCCTACCGTTAAAACGTGGGTTTGCATTCTTGCTTCCTTTTCTATCATGCTTGGCCTTATTGACCTTGGTATCTGCTTAACAAGTTCTGGGCGATAAAAATAGTTAGAATAATTCTTGAGCCTGAGAGGCAACCATTCATCGGCGGGGATAATGTTTTCCGCGAACCCTTCGCATAACATAGAAGCGGTCTTTGGGCTTATCGCATAAGCATGGGCATTGTACCAATATCCAAGGCTGTTTTCCCTATGGCCCAGCCAAACGCTGTCATATGTTTTTAGAAGCCCGTCAATCTCCGCAACATCAAAGGAAGAAAAAACCGCATCTTCCTCAAGCACGATCCCTGCAACGCCAGAGAGTGCAATCTTCTGCCACACCCTAAAATGGCTCACTGAGCAACCAAACTCTGTTTTCAGCAGGGTTCTATCATGGATAGGATCTTTCCAGCCCCTATCAGGCTTACATCCGCTCTCCGCTATTATTTGCGCCCAATCTTTTCCCCTTGCGTCAAAAGCATCCCCATGCAGGGAGATTTGATAAACTATTGCCACGATTGCAAATAATTAAAAGCGACAGTCATTCTTCGTCCGCTTACATTTGAAGGAACGTAATGGGGAAGATATGAAGGAAATATGATCAAAGAGTTTTGTTTTGGTGGAATTATCTTGATTGTATCAAAGCCCTCATTTGTTTCTATTGGTAGCTGGTTTTCAAAAGGGTTGCACATAGCAAGTGGAGCGGCATCTTCATTCGCTTCTAAAAAATAAACTGCGCTGAAATGCGTTCTTGGGTGTGTATGCTTTTCTTGATAAAAGTTTCTCTCGTAAACATTCAGCCACGCACCTTTACATTCAAATGGCTTTGATGCGTCGAAATATTTTGCAAACCATTCAATGTGACGAGAAACAGTTTCAGTAAGAAATTCCCATTCTGGATCGTTATGCAGTGGTTTTTCATTGATAGATGACCAGACAAGACAACCAAAATCATTATCTCCATCATAACTCTTATATAATTTTTCAGCGGATGCTAAACACTTTCCATGACTTTCATCATCCAAAAGGTTTTCTTGCATATAAACCCTATGTGGGAAAAATTCTTCAATCACTGCCATCTTGGACCCTCAAACCATGCCACCAAAGATTTCCTAGTTCCTTTTGTCACTTGAGTAACCCTATGGTGATAGAAGCTTGGAAACACCAAAACCGTTCCCTTTTCTTTTGCAGAGAAGTCTGGGCTTTCTTGTTCAGCAAATTCAAAATCCCCACCTTCATAATCTAAGGGGCTTGAAAGCTGCAACGTGACTGAAATCTTCCGATGTCTATCAGATAAAAAATTTACATCGTGATGCCATGTGTAATGACCAGCCTCAGACGCATGGTATTCGGTATATTGAATATCCGCTTGGTTCCATACGTTAAAACCCCATTCCCTATTGGCTAAGTCTACATAACGATAAAGTAATAACTGAACCTCCAAATCTCCAGTAAGCCAGCCAACACGACTTGATCTGACATCATTACCATCACCGCTAAAAACTTCGCCCTTATCAATCTCTGTTTGTTGCGCTCGCTTCAAAATATATTCAACAATATCGTCGGGGACGTCACTGCGCCAAAAAAGCCAATTATTTTTCATTTTGCCTCCTGTGCCAGAATAAATCTCTGTAAGCATTACGACCATACAGCTCTAAAATTTTTCTTGATGTGCTGTTTTCTGTATCAATCTTTTTGGTCAATTCTTTAATGTCAGATGAAAATTTTTCTCTTTTAAATGGTATGATCTGCGCTAATGGCATACCCATTTTTAAATTGAATAATTTTTTATCGGTTCGCACAAAACAGGGGAAATTTAACTTTACATTATATCTATCCGTATCAATCACGGCCTCGAATGGAACGACTGGGTTCATAAAATTATTTGCAATCGGCTTGACCAAAATACTCCATCCCTTTCTTGTCTTACAAATCCAAGGGCTGTGAAACTTAACTATACTGCTAGAATTTTTGTAAACGTTTCTATCAATGGACGCAAAATCTGAGAATTGGTCCGGTGGATGTCCAGATAGTGACCCCAATTCTGCATCATAATTTGGAACTTCTCCTTTATCTGATGCCCTCGCCAAAAAATCTCTTGAAAGTTCAGATGGGAAATTAGCCGCCAAAGCGCCATCATCTCGAACCGCAATGTCAACACTATGCCAAAGGGGAACTATAAATCCATTTGTCATCGCATCTCTAAATGGAACACAGGTTTTTACTGTTCCATGAGCTTGTGGTGATCCACCATGCAATTTGATGGGCATTTTTTTATACCAAGAAGGCATAAACTTTGCCGATTTATCGGGAGTTGGAAAGCAGTCGATAAATTCTTTTTCGCCGTAAAAAGTAATCTTTGGTTCTCTGAACCTCATTAAACATCCTCCTAGATGTTTTCAAAAATCTTTCACATTAACTCCGTGATCAATTAAGAAATCAGGCTCCCCACTTGGGGGAAATGGATCAGATATTTGATAATCTAAAGAATGAATAACATCATTTGTTTTCACTATATATGCGTCCAATATCTCTTTTTGATCATCAGTTAAATTATTTTTGATGCCCTCCATAGCCATAATAAATTCCCTACATCTGGTTATAGCAATACCCATATTCCAATCATACAAAAATTGCCCAGAAGCAAGAGAATAATCATCTCCTATCATTTCAAGCAAGGCTTGATTGTCAATAGTGGTATCCTGATCATATTGATTTATAGTGTATTCAATCCAGCCATAAACAGGATGTTTTATTTGAACGTTCATAATAACGTCATTAAATTTTACAGCCTCACGATATTCAGTAATATCAACCATTTAAGAAATCCTCACAAAAAGACCCGCCGCTTGCATCCAGTTATTACCAACACGGCCCGTATAAGCATATGTCATAGAGCGCCACGTTCCAGATATTGCAGGACCAGTAGTATTTCCGTTCCCGCCCCAAACATGAGAACCCGAACCAAATGCACCGCCAGATTGCATTCGCAATCCACCACAAGCTCCTAAAAGTGATGACGCATATGTACCATTTCCAACAATATATGGGCTGTATCCAATAGGTTGATAAATCAACCACTGATAGGAACCCACAGTACCAAATGAAGTCGATGGTGTTCCCGCTGGACCTGTTGGACCAGTTGGGCCTGTGCCGCCAGAACTCCCCGTTGGCCCCGTTGGTCCCGTGGCCCCCGTCTGCCCTTTCTGCCCTTTCTGCCCTTTCTGCCCAGTCGGGCCAGTAGGTCCAGTGCCTCCTGTGCCTCCCGTATTCCCCG